TTTTCTACAATTTTTCTATTAATAAAATATATTTCCTGTGGCAGTTCTGCCGTGCTATCGGGTGTGCCAAAAGGATTTTGATTTGATGGAAAGTTCGCAGCGTCTAAAAACTGGCTGAGAGTGCGTATGCGAACAAATTTTGCACCCTGTAAATCATTAAATGGTGTTGTGGCATTTACTGTTGCCATCAATGATGTGATTGTTCCCAAAATGTTTGAAACTGTTATTGTTGGTCTTGGAAGCGACCCACGGCCAGAATATTCAAACCCTTCAGCTTGAATTGGAAATTTATCATAAGTATTACCTTGCCATATTATTGAGGCATTGCTGTTCATACCAACCCCAGAATGAAACCTTGTCACATCAGTTGATCCATGTAATGCAGATACCAAAGTCAATGTATATAGCTCAATGACGGATTTGTTCGTTAGTGCCTGTAGTTCTGCTGTAGGTAATCCCATTTATGGTTCAAATACCTCCCTAAAAGTGCAGTTTAATATTGCTCTGTTGTTATATGGTATGGTTTTTGTCCATGATTGACAGACAAATTTACCAGCCCCTGATAAGGTTACTGAAACATTACCACTATTTGTTGCACTGGAAGCTGCTGTTACTGTAAATGTATTTTGATCTGCTGCTGTTGCAATCGCAAAATCTCCATCTGTTGCAGAACCAGTGGTGTAGTCAATAGTCACGACATCACCAATAGCAAGGCCATGATTTGTGATTGTTATAGTAACTGTTGTTCCTGACTGCGAATATGTACCTGTTTTTGTGCCACCCTCTGCTGGTGGGGTAAAAGTAAAACTAGCCTGATCGTTTACTCTACTTCTTAAAAATGCTTCTATTACGTCTGCGTCTGTCTCTGATACGTTGAAAGTTAAATCATATATTTTTGGATCTTGTGTCAAAGGCAGCCCAAACAAAGCCCTGAACTCGTACCCATCACCAAGTCTCGTTGTCCTGATTCTTGGTGCGCTTGTTTTTCTCATGCCATAAGTAGGCTGAATAGAAGGAAAAGTTGCCATTTATCTAGAAAGTAAACCTCCAGCACGTTTTTCTTTTATAAGTTGTGCTTGAACAGCAGCACCAATAACAGCCCCAAGTGCCTGTGCATCTGCATTATTGCCACTTACTGAGGAATTAGAGGCATCTACTGATACGTTAACAATATTTGTAGTACCTCCTCCTATGTTTTTATTTGCTGTAACCATACCTGATGATCTAGGAGTAAATAACTCTGGGCCTCGTTCTCCTACTACATAAGATCTTCCAGCAGAAACTGGCCCACCATTAGCTCTAAATATACTTGATAAAAAACTACTTCCTGCACCTCCAAGAAAAGTGTTTGTAATCAGAGGTGCTGCTTTCTTTTTTCTTCCTCCAAATATTCCACCTAAAAATCCACCAATACTATCGCCAATACCAGAAACTGCACGTTCCATCGCAACTTCGACAAGTTTTCTTTTAAGTTGATTCAAAACGTTTATTGCTGACTGAGCAAGTGTTTGAGTTCCCATAACAGCCTCAGTCAAATTACTAACTATTCCTTGTTCAACACTTTGTCCAATCTCATTAAATTTTTCTTTCAGTTGATCTGCTTCGCTTTTAATCTTAAAAATACCTTCAGATAATTGAAAAGCACTTCCATTTATTGCATCTAAAAAACTATCTGATTGACCCAAAGCTTCATTAAATGTTTGAGTTATCGGTAACAATTCTGTAAAAGCAGTTGTTGTTCCCTCTGTATCTTTTTTAATTTCTTCGGCTAATTTTTTTGATTCTTCAACAGTTTTTTCTATTTCTTTTTGTTTTTTTTCTTGCTTTGTTAATTCTTTTGTTGTAAGTGCATTTGTGACAAGTTCTTTTTTCTTTAAATTAAATATTTCTTGAAATTGTTTTCTTGCATCTTTATTAAATCTTCTTTCAAAAAAACCAAAATCTTTACTAACTTCTTCTGTTGCAAAGGTTCTTGCCTCTGTCTCTATTTTAATCATATCTTTTTTGCCAAGTTTACTTACAAGGCCAATACTCTCAATTAGTTGTGTTATTTGTTTTACAGCTTTTATGCTTATATCTAAAATTGCTACTATTTCTTCTTCAAGTTCTGTTCCAATAGTTCTTGCAAGTGTGTCAATCGTATCTTGTAAAGTTGATAATTTACCATTTAGAGTATCTGCCTGTTTTGTAGCACCACCAGCAAAAATAGCTCCTTGACTCGTTAGATTTATTAAGGCTTGATTCACTAAATCAGCACCTATTTCTCCTTTACGCATTGCAGATTCAAATTCATCACCTTGCAACTTGGTTATCTTTTTCAGCTCGTCAGTAATATTTACTCCTCTTTCTAATAACTGTAAATTTTCTTCTTGTTGCAATTTTCCCTTTGCCCTGATTTGTCCAAAGGCTGTGGCAATACCAGTTAAGTCAGCACCTGTAGCACCAGCAACATCTGATAACCTTTTTGTTGTGTCAACTAATTCCTCAGTCTCAAAACCAAAAGCCTTAAGTCGTTTTGTTTGTTCTATTAATTCAGCACTTGTAAATGGAGTAACAGCACCAAATTCTTGTAATTCAGCAATAATTTTATTTGTTTTTTCTAATGACCCAGTTAATTGTTCAAGACTTTTTCTTTGAGTTTGTAATTCTGCTGTCTTAAAAAAAATAAACTTTGCTGTTCCTAATATTGCAAAGGCAGCAAGTAATGGTTTTAATGCACCAACTAAAGTTCCAACACCCGCACTAGCTGTTTTAGCTGCTCTTCCTGTGTCTCGAAGTGATCTATTGCCTCTATCTAATCTACCTTTTAACTTATCTGTACTTTTACTTAAAGCTTTTGTCTGTTCATTTACACGCTGCAATGGTCTGATTGCATTTTGAGCATCAACTATTAATTTGACTGTTGATTGTGCCACAAATACAAATAACCTTTATTATATATTACCTTGTTTTGTTCTTTTGACGATTCATTTCTTGTTTTTCCCTGTCATTTTTAACTTCATAATATGCAGCCCAATGAACAAGCTCCTCCTCTGTAATACTTTTTCTTAACTCAATTAATGTTTTACCTAATTCTGTTGCGAGAAAAAACTCAAAGTTTAACCAGTTATCTCGCTTGATTCGTTTTTTGCTGTATTTATATCAACTTGAATATCCATCATAAATAACTCAAGTTCATTTAATACCGTTTCTGGCAAAAATCTTTTTAAATTTTCAGCGTCTGCAGATGCAAATGCCTTTGTGCCATCTTCATTTTGTGCAATTTGACAAAGCAATCTAGTTGATATTGCAAGTGCTTCATCAGTACCAGTTGCTGCTTGAGCTTGTATTCTGTCAAATCTTGTAAGTGGTGGAAAATATAATTCTTTTAAAAGTTCTCCATTTGGTTTTTTGAGTTCATATTTTCTTCTTGCGGTCATGACATCACTGAAAGCTTCAGTGATAAGATCAACGGTTCTTTTTGTTGGCATAAGGGTTTTTTAGATTACCCTAATATACTATATAGCTGATGTAATGGCACCATTAGTGATAAACGTAATGTTTACCTCTTGAATCTCTCCAAGAGTCGCACCATATTCTGCATTAGTAATTATGCCAGCAAAACCAATCTTTTTAGCCGACTGAGCAGAGTCAGGAAACAATTCAAATAAAGCATCACCAGCATCACCAGTCACAAGGACATCATCAATGAATGCTTGATAGTCTGAGTTGCCTGATGGATTGTAAAGTAAAGTTGCAGAACCTTCGCCAGAAATAAGACCACCAACAAATGATTTTGAAGTGTCGCCCATTTTTGTAGTTTCTTGTGTGTCCTTAGTTACAGACAATGACCATGCTCTCAAATCTGAAATGTCGGCTTCCGTACCGCCAGCATTTTCAAACATGATTTTTCCTACATCACCTTTAACAGCCATAACAAAAAAGAGTATTTATTTTATATTAACCTTTTTCTGACTTTTTCACATCTTTTTTTGATTTTTGTTGTTTCTCCATATATCTTTTACATCTATTATCCCAGTAATTGGCTTCCCTTCTACCTTTAACAGCTTCAATAGCATCAAGCATTTCTTCCGTGATTACAAGTTTTGGCATGACTAAAGTTCCTCATAAATTTCAAACGTTATTCTTAATTGAGTTTGAAACTTGCCCTCTGGACTAGATGCTAAAACTTCAGGCCCTATAGGTGAATCAAAAATAACATTTGAAACTGTAATATTATTGTAAAGGTCACGCAGCCGTTTGCCAATTGTTAAGTTTGAGCCAGCACCGATACCTTCTTCAGTAAAAATATTTAATAACAATAAACCAACAACTCTATTTGTTGAATTAGCAGAGCCACCCATCGTTAGATAATTTCCAGTCCCAAAACTTGTTAAACATTGTACAAAAGTGTCTTCAGTCGTCGAATCGAAAGCCATATTGTTAAATACAACAGGAATTGCTGGACTTGATGCCAACTCTGTTGCGAGTCTGCCTTCGATAGTTGATCTGACTGTGTTTAAATCAATTGCAGCCATCATGCACTCCTAAATCGATCTGAAATATATTGTTCCAGTTGTTTTGCGATAAGTTCTGGATAACCTTTTATTGTTCCTTGATTTGTCCTGTATTTACCACCCCAACTGTCTGGTAAATTAGTTCCATAAGCAACAGGCTCTGCATATTCAACATCCGTGAAAACAACACCTTGAAAAGGTTTGATTTCAGTTTGCCAGCTTCTAAACAAATTACCAGTTGTTTTATAATTTACATTTGGAGGTTGCACGTTTGGCGTTGCTTTTTTAATTAATTCAGTCCCTCGCAAGGTTGCATCTCTAACAGTTTTTATAACTTTATCCTCAAAATGATCACCAATTCCTGACAACCTAATTTCTCTAGCCATAATTACCTCAAAACAAGATCAAAACTTACTGGAGTATTATTCTGCTCATTTATCGTCACTTGAATAATTTTAAACTCAACGCTGCTTATAACAACTCGGTCTTTTGTTGTTGGCACGAATGTAA